GTAATGCAAAAGCTAGACTTACCTCTATCCATCAAGAGAGAAGTAAACAACCTGCAAGAAACATTGGACCTGTTGAAGTATAAGTTAGGGGTTGAAAAATGTTCGATGGTATCCTACTAAACTATGAAGTAAGCGCCCAAGCTGTTTGGGAAAAAGTAACCAATCACTTGTTGCAACAAGGTGTAGCATCGGTCAGTAATATGACTGGTGGTTGTGCATACTATGGAGAAGATGGAACCAAGTGTGCCATCGGTGTACTTATTCCGAAAGAAGAATATACTCCGAATGTAGAAGGTGTACCAATTCGTAACTTGTTCGACAAGTATTACTGCCCGCCTAGTCTACTTAAGCTAAGAGAATGTAGTGATCTACTTGATGAGTTGCAACGTGCTCACGATGTATATTACAACAGGAAAACGTTGCGTAAAGAATGGTATTTGCGACTTGTTAATATTGGTAGACAGTATCAGTTGGATACTAGTAGTATCGAGAAAAAGTGGAAGTCTCAACTGAGCATGAATTATTGAGTGACGATGAAGTAATTAAGTGGTGGAATGCGAAGTATCCCACTGATCAGATTGGTCAGTGGGATAAAGCGCGTATCGCGACTGCACGAATGGAGATGTTAAAGCAGATTGCAGTAAAGATGGGGAAATGGAATGACGATAATAGTATATGACACAGAAACGACCGGACTCCTGGCGGCAAGTGCTGCACCAACTGAGTTTCAACCACATTTAATCGATTTGTATGCTATAAAACTAGACTTGAACCTTAATATAATTGATACGTTATCGTTAAGAATGAAGCCGTCAATTAGTATTTCGCCAGAGGCTAGTAAAGTCAATGGAATTTATGACAAAGACGTGGTTAGTTGCTTTCCGTTTTCGTATTGGTTTCCAACGATAGCAAAATTTTTCACTGGTGGAACAATTCAAGTAGGGCACAACCTTAATTACGATCAGATGGTTGTTTGGTACGAACTAAACAGAATTGGAAAAACTCTAAATTTTCCCTGGTCGGCCAGGAGTATTGATACTGTTGAGGTATGCACACAACAGTTAGGCCACCGATTGAACTTGACTGATATGCATACTTGGTTGTTTAATGAAGGTTTTGATTTGGCGCATACTGCTGATGCTGACTGTAAAATAACTTTGAAGTGTTTTGCGCGAATGATATGGAAAGGAATGGTGGTACTATGATAGAGCCAGCTTTCGTGTTACCAGTATCAGTTAACGTAATTGATGTAAGCACGCGAAAGACTCATTTTCGAGCAAGTATAGTTAGCGGTGATCGAGTTGTGTGGAAGTGTAAATGCGATAGATTACACAAAACACTGGAATCTGCTAGTTTGTGCGGTCATAAAGAATTGTTGCGAAGGCAAAAGCATAGTAATCAACGTCGAGTAATTGGTGAAGCTCATAACGTAGCAATGGGTAAGCAAGGAATGACCAAATGAGCGACATAGAATTCTGGGATGATAAGCCAGTTGGGGTTAGTGGTGGTATCGGTAGTAACGAACTGAATAAACAATACGAAGACAGGAGGAAAGAACGAGTCATTGGCTTGGCTTGCTATGGCACGTTGATTGATTTGCAAAATTTCTTGAAGTATAGTGAAGTGTACTCCTGGCGGGATGAGGATCGAGATATGGTAAAACAAATGCAAGAGACGGCACAAAATTGCTATAATGCGATGAAAACTGTTGAGCATTGTTTGTTGCAGATTAGTGACGTGTTTTATGCACCAATAATTCCGACCGAGAACCAACATAAACTTGGAGGTAACGATGCCGGATGATGTTACTGTTGCACTAGCTAATTTTTTCCATGAAGCATGGGAACGTTACATAGATGAACCAACTGAAGATATCGAAAAGTTGATGATGATTTCTTTGTTAGTAGACGAATATGAAATAACCGAAGAAGACGTAGCTAACGAAACCTATGAAGGTGACGAAGGCGATGTAGTATACGTCTTGTCGGATTTAGGCAAAGCTGCACTAAAACTGGCAAGTAGTGTAGAAGACTGAAACCCAAGAACTCTATGGAGTGAGGGTTGATGGTGAACTCCCCTGGTGTTGAAGTGACGTTCTTCCGGGGGAGGATCACCCTATTATTAGGAGAATGTAATGGATAAAGTAAATCATCCAGCGCATTATGGTGGCATTGATAATTTGTATGAGGCTATTAAAGTAATAGAAGCGTGGGAATTGAGTTTTGTGTTAGGAAATGCAGTGAAGTATATTTCTCGTGCAGGGAAGAAATCAGGAAGTAGTTACATTGAAGACTTGCGAAAAGCTCAGTGGTATCTTAACCGAGAAATTGAAAATGTGCAACGATTGTATGATAGTAAAGAATAGGGAGGAATGTTTTACACAGTATAATGTGAATGGGTGTCGTCGGTTTAGATCATACTGTAAACCATGTGCAACTGTTAGAACAATGAAGTGGTATCATGGACGGTCTACCAATAACAGGTAAAGAAGAATACCTTAGCGAAGGTATTAGTATACGTTTCGATGGATACCAGTTGTGGTTATCATCGAATCGTTACGATAAGGATGAAGTTGCACTGAACAGTCAAGCGTTTCAAAAGATGATCGAATGGATCGATCAGTACAGTAAACTGCGGGAGTACCTGTATGGTGTAAAGGATGTTCTATAACAATCTAAACTTCTATTCAGCTTATACCTATGAGGATAGTTCAATGGTTTCGTTGTTGATTTCGTTGTTGTTGATGGTGCTGATCTTTGGTGTAATTTACTACATAATTACACTGCTACCGCTACCACCGCCATTCCCACTGATCGCGCAACTAATCATGTTGGTGATCTTTATTTTGGTGTTGGTAGCTTGGTTGCTGCCGATGACAGGAGTGTATGTAAGATGAGTGATAGACCAATAAAGATGGGAAGTAAATATTACCAAGCAATAACTGATGAACACATTGAGCAAATGCGTCAATGGTTAATGAAGACCTATAATTTTGAGGAAATCTCTACTGAAATGCTTAAAGCTGCGATAGATGAAGTCGCAAAGAAAAATTCTTTCAATTCGCTTGACCTTAAAATGTCAAGAGAAGACAGAGCGGAATTGTTTAGGATAAAGAAAGCAACTTCTCAGTAGTTCGTTGCCATTTGCTGACTGCAACTAACCCCTTTGGGGTTAGTTGCATTCTATCATCTAACAATTTTGAGTGGTAAGCTAATTCGCAGGCAATTCGCCAGTACTGCCATTCTTCCTGGCCGAATTCCGCAATGAAATTAGCTGGACTTGGTTGTTTGTTGTTTTCTCGGTAATGTGCAACTACACAAATAGACCATAATACTCTGAGTTTATCTATAATCGACATCGTTACGAACTCGTTGCAAGAATCGAGGTAACGTGGATGTGACTTCTCTGTGATGTGATTGTGGCGGTAAGGTTGCGATCCACTCCTGGCGCGGGAACGGGAATGAAAACCACACGCCAGGAGTGAATATCGCACACGAAACGGTTGCCCAACCATTTCTGAATAAAACAAACTGTGGGAGCTTGTTCTATGTCTGACCGTGTATATAGTAACGATAGTGACGGTGCCAATCACAATTTCGTGACCATCGCGCAAGCATGTCATGGCGTGCTGGCCAAGCGATTTTTCCGTGATGGTAACGTTAAATCATATGATCTAGTAAAACACTACAATTTCTTTGAACAAGAAATAACATGCTTGCGTGATCTGTATACACTCTGTCTTTACCTAGTAGAACGGCAAAGATGTTGTGTAATACGTGCAAGAGTAAAAGACCTAAAGAAAACAAGACGTGTAAGAAGACTATGCAATGGCGAAGATGCCACGTTGATACTTGATCGATTCAATTGGTTCGCAATCGATGTAGATAATTTCAAGGGATATACAGGCGATCTAGAAACAGATAGTAATACAGTATTGATGGAGTTGCCGACTGCATTTCGTGGTTGCGAATACTTTGCAATGGCAAGTGCAAGTTATGGTATCAAAGAAATCAGTATTCGCATGTTCTTTTGGTCAGATAATCTAGTAAGCAATGTCGATTTGAAGAAAGCCTTGCGTGGGAGTATAGTTGATCTAGCAATATTCAATCCAATTCAATTGATCTATACTGCTAGGCCAATATTCGATGTTGGCATGACTGATCCTGTTTCGGATAGAATAGTTTGGAAACAACCATTGTTTCCGAAGAAACTAGTTATTCCTTCTTCGGGAGGTAATAACAGTGGCGATCCTGAGAAGTGGTACACTAAACAGCAAGCAGATGTAATGATCGAGAAAACACTATTGAAGATTGAAGATTTACCTCCTGGCGGGAGGCATGATGGATTACGTGATCAATGTTATTTCATTGGTAAACTAGTTGGTCAAGGTCATTTCGAGTTAGAGGAGATTAAAGATCGCGCATTTGCAGCGTGTGATGCATGGGGTGGTCAACGCGACACAAAGAAGGATATGCAAACGATTCAATATGGCATCGATCGCGGTATTGAATCTATGCAGCGGGGAGAAAACGAATAATGTCACCGGAACTGAAACAGATACTCGATACGCTGCATTTGTTTGCTGACAAAGTTGAAGCTAAAACATGGTATGATAAGCACAGAGATGAAATAATCCCATTGCTAACTGATCTACACGATGAAGATGGAAATCATTACATTGTAGTAGTTGGAGAAATAGTCGGTTTCTTCCCACATGGTATGAAGAAAATACGTGAAGAAATCTATGCTAGAGTAAAGCGTGAACTCGATAGACGTATCGATGAGAGAATAAAAGAACATTGGCGTGATGGTGAAGAAGTAATTCTAGAGCGAGACAAAAATGGTAGTATTAAACCAAATATGCCAAATGTTGTTCAAGTTATGCTCAAGAGCAAACATCTAAATTTGGTATATGATCGTTTCAGAGGCGTAATTGATTATGAAATATACGGTGATCACAAGTTACCTTGGCTTATGTCAGATGAGAACATGATAGAAGTTAAGTATCACACTGAACATGAAATAAAAGGAACAGACAAAGTAAAGTATTATCCTGCAACGACTGACTATCAAAAAGCGGCGTTAAAGTATTATCTGTCACAATTCTTTCCAGATGAAATCTCCTGGCGGGTGTTCGAGGCATCACTAGTTTTTGCATCTAGACAAAATGCAATCAATCTGCAACAAGATTTCTTTAGTCATGGTCTAGTTGAATGGGACATGAAAGATCATATGGACATATTACATAGACATGCAGGTATTAAAAATCGAGATTGGGCTATTGTTATTGCACATTCGATCTTTTTGACAATGATGGCTAGATGCTTTGATCCTGGCTATGATGTTAGAGGCGTTGTTGTATTGGAAGGGAAACAAGAAATAGGTAAATCTTGGTTATGTCGTGCATTATGCTTCAATACAGCATTCTATACTCAATTTATCTTTGATCGAAACAATCATGGTTATGAGGTATCTAGACAAATAGCAGGTATGGGATTGGTTGAATTTCCTGATATGGGAGGCATCAACAGTAGAGAAACTAACTACATCAAAGCATTTATGACTGCTCCGCATGATCGCAATCGTAAAATGCAACAAGATTTAGTGGAGCATTTGAAACGTATCGGTGTGTTTATTATTACTACAAATGCGTCCGAAGCTTATTTGAATGATGCTACTGGAAATACCAGATACCTAACGGCTTTGTGTGATACTGATAAGATTGATGTTGAAGCTATCATTGCAGAATTACCACAATTGTATGCACAAGCTAAATACTTGTGGGAACATGGAGTGTCACCTAGATTAACACCAATTGAAGCGGCAATGCGCGATGAACAAGTAAAACCTCGCGAAGTTAAGTCGGATTATTATTATTACATGCTTGATATGTTAAAGTATCATCGTAACAGTTTCAAGTATGATGAGCATGAAAATTGGGATGATGGTTTAACACAAGAAGAAATATTAGGTTGGGCATCTGGTGAAACAGAATGGTGGGCAACTAAACCAAAACATAAGCATTGGGAAGAAATAAAGAAAGCGTTAGTTAAACATTTTCATATCGCATACGGACAAAAACGCATTCCTGCAATTCGCCGTAAAATAGATGGGCCAGAACTAACAGGTAACAAATGGCGATATAAAGGTAATCTTGCTTGGGATGAATTTATTGATTCTCTGGAATGAAGGAATGTGCTCCTGGCTGCGTTTTGATCTGTATTGCTCTGTATTTAAGTTGAGAAAAGACGATAACCCCTTGAAAAGACACAAGTGTTTTGGTGTTTTAAGCGTTTTAAGCTTTTTCTGAATTGAGTACCTAGACTTGTGAAAATGGGGGATTTTAAATTTCTGGCTATAGGCAATACCTGCGCGTATTTGCTTAAAACACTTAAAACACCCAATACAGGAAGCCCGAGCCAGGAGAACTAACAGTAACAAATCCGTGATCGATGAACGAAATTTGAAAAAGGGGCTTGACGCCTATGGCCATCGCGCTAAATTGCCACTATGTCGCCCAAGTTAGGAATCGGGCGGAAGACCGAACCCACCACTTACGGTTGCATTGACCCTTCACCGATGCAACCGTATTCTTCCGAAACGAAGTGGTTGGAAGCGTAATGTTAGAAAGTGACATAGCTAAAGAATTTACTAGTATATTCAAACAATATAGTCTCTGGGTGCCTAACAATACTACGGAAAGTGGCTGGCCTGATCGGTTCATACAATTACCTAACAGTGTAATTGTTGCTTGTGAACTGAAACGAGTCTTTGCTAACTTAAGTGATTACTACTTGTTGACGGAATTGCGCCAGGAGCAATGTGCGTGGCTTGCGAAATGGCAACGAACTGGCGGTAAGTGTTTTGTGCTAATTGGCGTAATAAAGTTCAACAAGTTGGTTGGTTATCATTGTTTTACTATGCCACTATGGAGTAGTTGGCTACAAGCCAATAAGCTAAAGTATCAGGCTAATGATACCAAGACTAAAGATGAAGTATTAACTTGGTTCAAGGAATACTTTAGTGCCTGATGGTTTTGATCCACATAAAGAACTAGCGCGCATTTGGACATTGCGCGATCTTATGCTGGAATGTAGAGTAAATCCACTAGAAATAGTGGAAATGGCTAGAGAAATCTATCGTGATCCCGAAATGGCACCGGAAACTCGACTACGCGCTGGCGAAATGATCCTAAATCGTGGATTTGGTAAGCCGAGACAACATCATACAGTTTCAGAAGTAACTGGTGCCAGTCAAAGTAAAGTAGTAATACTGCCAGATAATGGCCGGGGAGTTAGTAACGCAGGTAAGGTAATTGATGCTGATGTGTAATTAGCCCAAGTCTGGGCTGATTTCGGGGGCGAAACATAATTGTTAGACGGCGTTGATACTACTCACGCTTTGATGGCTCAACCTGGGCCACAATCCGCATTTCTTGCATCAAGAGCGGATATTGCGATATATGGTGGTGCGGCTGGTGGTGGCAAAACCTTTGCACTACTACTAGAACCATGCCGCCACATGGAAAATCCTGATTTCGGTGGTGTAATATTTAGAAGGCAAGCAATTCAAGTAAGAGCCGAAGGTGGATTATACGATACTTCCTTTGGTATATATGGTCAACTAGATGCCACTCCTATGTCTAGTCCATATCCGAAATGGACTTTTCCTAGTGGTTCTTCCGTATCGTTCAATCATTTGTCTAGTGATAGTGATCTGTTATCATGGCAAGGATCGCAAATACCGTTTCTTGGCTATGACGAATTAACGCATTTCACTGAACGACAATTTTGGTATATGTTAGAAATCGTAGTGTTAGTGCAATTCGTCCATATGTCAGAGCAACAACTAATCCGGACGCGGATAGTTGGGTTGCGAAACTAATCTCATGGTGGATCGATCAAGATACTGGCTATGCTATACAAGATCGTAGTGGTATAGTTCGTTTCTTTGTAAGACTAGATGATACTTTGCATTGGGCAGATTCCCGCCAGGAGTTGCTTGATAAATTCCCAATGTTAGAGCCAAAGTCACTAACGTTTATCCCGTCTAAACTAACTGACAATAAGATACTCATGGACAACGATCCTGGGTATATGGCTAACCTAATGATAATGGGTCGAGTAGACAGGGAACGCCTACTAAACGGTAATTGGAAAGTCAAAGAACAAGCAGGTAGTTACTTTCCAAAAATGAAAATCAATCTACTACCTGCAATTCCAACAGATGTTAAGCAATGGGTTAGAAAGTGGGATTTAGCCGCTACCACCATAAGCGAAGCTAATCCCTCCCCTGATGCTACTGCTTCTGTACTTATGGGCCGCAGAGAAAATGGCCGTATAGTAATAGCCGATGGCATTAATATTCGTGAAAATGCCAGTGATGTCAGACAAATAATAAAGAATATACTTTCGCAAGATCACGCCAGGAGTCGATCACTAACTACTATAATTCCACAAGATCCTGGTCAAGCTGGTAAAGATCAAGCATCTAGCCTTATATCGTTTCTGTCAGGGTATAAAGTAAAAGCAATTAGGGAAACTGGACCTAAAGTTACTAGGGCGGAACCACTATCTTCCCAATGGCAAGCTAACAACGTTGATATAGTAGCTGGCCCTTGGAATAATGATTACTTGACGGAAATGGAAAATTTCCCTGATAGTAATCATGATGACTATGTTGATGCATCTAGTGGTGCTTTTCTTGAACTAGCAGCTAAAATAAGTGACTATGCACGTAGACTAGCACTATCGGAGTAGCAACAATGCCTTTTGGTTTCTTTGTCGAAGTAACTGGTGATCGGCCAGATCAGGGATTGCCTGGACAACAGCCTGGAATTGATAATACACTACCGAAACCACCGCCAGGAGTATTTCCCCCGCCTGTACCAGCACATCCAATTGTGCCAGTACCGCCGGGATGTACTGTACCACCCGGAACTATTTGGCCGCCAGTAAATCCTGATCGCCCAAGTAACGAATTGCCCGGTGGTAGTGGTGGTAGGCCAGATAATACACTTCCGCCAAATGTAGACAATACTTTGCCGGGTGGTAGTGGTGGTAGACCAGATAATGCATTGCCAGGATCACAAGTATTTTGGGTAGTAGTTTGGATTCCTGGCTATGGTTGGCGTTATGTCGCTGTCGATCCAAGTTTGACTGTAGATAATAGCTTGCCCGGTAGTATAAATCGGCCAAGTAATGAACTTCCTTCCGCACAACCAAAAATATAAAGGTATATAGACATGACAAAGGCTTTCTTGTTGGCTACAGTAACGTTGATTGGCTTTGTTAGTCAATCAAATGCTGCGGTAATTGCTACATTCGCGCAGACTAACTCTACTAATACTGTTGTTGCCACTGACAATAGTGTAACTACCAATATTGTTGTAGATGATGCTGTAACGAATATCAGCACATTCGGTGGTGGTGGACCAATTAATGGTGCGTTCTTTAGTTTGAACTCTACCAGTAATGATCCAGCGCAACAAGTTGGTGGCGCAGTTATTCAGCACTATGATGGTTTATTTAGTGACGCCGCATTCGGTGCTCTTGGTGGGCCAGGATTGGTTGTTAATGTTAACAATCCGCCTGATTTCCTTTCACTAACATCGGATGTTGTTCCTGCTAGTGATCTAGCGCCTCCTAGCTCGTTTTCACTAGCTTTTACTAACCTAACGCCAGCACTTTCTATTGATGGCACTACTATCAATGGATTTACTGCCGCTTTTGCTGGTGTTGTTAGTGCAAGTGCAACTCCAGTACTCGAGCCAGCTAGTCTAGGTATTCTTGGCCTAGGTTTGCTTGGACTTGGTATGATTCGCGCGCGTAAGGCATAACTAGTAGTGAATTCAATTCAGCCCAGAAACGATGGTTTCCAGAATCTACTTTCTGGGCTGAATACTGCTGGCCTAGATCGTACTTCTGGAACATTTTATAAAGGCGGCTCCTGGCGTAGAGGATTAGAACGTTTCTGGGCTAGTCGATTTAGTCATTATGACTATTCAGAAATCTATGCTGGAAGTGGAATAGCACAAAAGATCATCGATCGTCCTGCTGATGATTGTTTCCAACGTGGACTAATCATCGAAGGTGATGAAGAAGGTAGTATATACGATGAATTTGATCGATTGTCTGTATATACTAGAATGTCCGATGCTGTGCGCTGGACTCGTTTGTATGGTGGCGCAGTTATACTAGTTATCGTTAAAGATGGTGGTGAACTTGATACGCCATTGAACTATAATACAGTAGAAGAAGTAATCGAGCTAAAAGTCTATGATATTACATGCATCAAAGCTACTGATGTGTACTATAACGATCTAAATGATCTGATAAAATTCGGGCAAATAGAATATTACGATCTTTCCCCGCCAGGAGTAAGCAGTTTCCGAGTGCATGAAACTCGATTAATGTTTATGAGTGGTGATCCACTACCACTAAAACATTCAATTAGACAAGGTTTGTCTTGGATTGGTAGATCAGCACTAGAAGGTTGCTTAGATGATCTAAGTCGTTACGATCAAGCACTACAATGGACAATTAGATTACTTGAGCGTAAGCAACAAGGTATCTACCAAATGGAAGGGCTTGGTGATTTGTTTGCCGAGCAAGCTGATGATCAGGTATCGAAACGAATAAATCTAGTAGATTTGGTGCGTGGTAACTTAAATAGTGTAGTTGTTGACGCTAAAGACAACTATACTATCGAAAATCTTGGTTTGGATGGCGTACAATCCGTTATTCAAGAGTATCAAACCGCGCTATCGGCTAGTAGTAATATCCCTGTTGTTATTCTTTTCGGAAAGTCAACAACTGGGCTTAATGCTACTGGTGCTGGTGATCTTGAATCTTATTACGGCATGGTATCACATATACAACAAGTAATTGCCAAGCCTTGTTTAGAGAAAATCACTTCACTTCTGTATATACAGAAGACATATACTGATAAATTGCCGGATACTTGGCATATTAAGTTTAATCCACTGTGGGTGCCGAGTGATGCAGAACAGGCTACCACAAATAAACTAAATCAGGAAGCTAATGCCGTTGAAGTAACGATGTTAACGTCATTGTTAACTAGTGGCATCATTAGTCCTGATGAAATTAGAAAGATTATTGTTAATAAATACGTTGAATATGAATTTTCTGATGAAATTCCTGCTGATGCTGGAGGTATTGACTACGCGGAAGGTGTAGATACAACCCAAATGGATGTGCCGGAAGATAATGCCAAGACTGCGTAAACCTATTCATGCAATGAAATATCCGGTGGGCCAGGAGTGGCACTATCGGCGTATTTTGTTGGCCATGAATAATCAGTATAAACTAATACTAAAGAAGCGTATGTCTCCTTTCGTTGTCGAAATGGCAACAGAAGCAACTGATTTCACTACTTTGCCAACTGGTGAAATTAGACAAGATGCTGGCTGGGAAGAACAACTACTTAAAATCATGTTAAATATTAGCAAAGATATGCAAGGTCCAACGAGTAAAGCTATTGCTCAAATGATTCGTATTGGTCCACAAGTAAATGAATACAATAAAGCTGAATGGAAGAAATTGGTGCGTTCGCAGTATGGTGTTGATCCGTTAAAGGAACAACAAGATAAATATACTGCATTGATGAGTAACTGGAGCCGTAACAATTCACTATTGATCAAGGATATACCTGCAAAAACTAGTAGGCAAATAGCGGAACAAACTCGATCTGCTCTAATTGACGGTGTTACTGTAAAGGACACCACTAGTGCAATATTTGATATTATGTCAGAACGAACAGACGTTAGTGATAGTCGGGCTAGACTAATTGCCCGTGATCAGGTTAGTAAACTAAATGGTCAACTAACCAAAGAACGCCAAGAAGACTTGGGAGTGTCAAACTATATTTGGCGTACAGTTGGTGACGAAAGAGTAAGAGACACTCACGAAGATAACGATGGCGAATTGTTTAGTTGGGATTCTCCGCCAGGAGAAACTGGCCATCCTGGCGAAGATTACCAATGTCGTTGTTGGGCGGAACCAGTATTGCCAGAATTTGCGTTGTTTGAAGCATCACTACTAGAAGAAGCAGAATAATGCCAGTTCGTTATGATGTAATTGAGCTAAAAGCCGATGTTACTGCGGAAGGCTGGATTGTTGATAAGCCAGTCATTACGCGATCTGGCATATTTAAGTATCATGACAGTACAGGTAAAGTAATAAGAGAATATAGGCCAGATGATGAAGTATTCGACAATAATAGTCTTAACTCGCTACGGGCAATTCCGATTACTGACGGCCATAAAGGTATTCTTAACATTGATAGTAATCTAGATGGGATTATTGTCGGTAATGTTATGTCTCCTGGGGAAAAACTGGATGAGAACAATGTCGTTGCTGATATAGTAATTCATAACGTAAAGAAAATTGGTAACAAGCGCGAACTTTCGCTAGGTTATGTCTGTAAGATTGACGAAACTCCTGGCGAACACAATGGACAACCTTACGATGTAGTACAACGCAACATCAAATACAATCATTTGGCAGTTGTACACAAAGGTCGTGCTGGTAACGCAAGAATTAGACTAGATAGTGAAGATCGCAGTTCATTTCCTACGGAGAGTGACATGGTAGACGTTACACTAGGGAAAGTCCGTTTTGATAACGGACTAGAATATGCTGCCGCTAATGAAGTGGTAGTAAAGTTTAAGGAAATGCTTGAAGAAATCGTTTCGCTGAAGACTCGTGCTGATAAGGCTGATGCACAAGTTGATGTAGTTAAGGCGGCACTAGTTGCTGCTGAAAAAGATAAGGAAAATGCAGTAAAGCTGGCGAATTCTTCCGCCAGGAGTCGGGTTAAGCTTGAAGACAAAGCGCAACAGTTGTCATTGAAGTTTGACAGTGACGCTACTGATCGTTCGATTAAAGAACAAATCATTAAGAAGCTTGGTAATGATCTAGACTTTACCAATCGTTCTGATGATTATGTTGATTCTGCATATGATATTACTATTGCTAATGTCGATGCCAAGAACAGCAAGACTGCTGATCAAAAGACTAAGACGACAACGAAACAAGATACTACTAGTTCTGGTGGTGAATCAAATGATGCTCGGGCACGCATGATTGCTCGCATCCGTGGTGAGAAGGAAGCTGCATAATGTCGTTCTCGATTACTAACAATGTTTATTCCAACTATATGGCTCCAGCCTTTGTTGGAATGAAAGAAGATAGTATGGACGATAACGTCGATACTTTCGCTGCTAGTGATCCTGCACTTGGCGTTGCTATTGGTGTTGCAGTGCAACGAACTGGTGCTGGTGCAATGACCATTAAGAATGGTGCAAGTGCTACACTTGGCGTTGGCGTTGCACTGCATGATCATGTTTATGGTTATCTTGGCCAGTATCCTGCACTTGGCGTTACTATTGGTGTTGCAGTGCAACGAACTGGTGCTGGTGCAATGACCATTAAGAATGGTGCAAGTGCTACACTTGGCGTTGGCGTTGCACTGCATGATCATGTTTATGGTTATCTTGGCCAGTATCCTGATAAGACTGCGGTATCTGTACTAACACGCGGTCGTTGCTGGGCCGCAGTAGATTCTGGCACTGGCATTAATGACGGCGTTGCTTGTAAAGCCGATGCAGTTACTGGTAAGTTTAATACTACAGGCGTTGCAGTAACGAATGCGGTATTTCGTTCGCAAGCTATTAGCTTGCTTAATGCTGATGGTGTAACTACAACTCTTGCTGCTGTTGTAGAACTACACAATCCCAACGTATAACCGCATAGTTAGGGGAAATATCATGCCTGGACCAATGGAACATCTTCGTTACGATGAGTCAGATGCAGCAATGCTTGCATCGGCTCCAATTGTTAAGAATAACTTTCGTGAAGATGCCGATACGATTTTTCTAGCACGCCAGCTAGATTATGTGCGTTCTACTACTTACGATCGGCAGCTTCCTGCAACGAATGCTGATGCACTAGTTCCGGATGATACTAGTATTCCGGAATGGGCTGAAGTAGTTACTCAATATGCGTACGATATGGTTGGTATGGCGAAAGTTATTTCCAACTATGCTGACGATCTTCCGCGTGCAGATGTCAGATCGGTGTCTCGATCTGTTTCTGTTAGGACTCTTGGTGATTCTTACGGTTATAATATCAATGAGCTTCGCGCTAGTCGCGCTCAAGGTACTGGGCTAGACGCAAGAAAAGCCGCTGCTGCTAAAAGAGCAATGGACATTAAGATTATGTCCATTAAGCTAAACGGCGATTCTATGTATAATTTGTATGGATTGTTTACCCATCCTAACATTCCAGTACAAGTATTGCCTACTGCTGGTGATTGGGCGACACTTACTGGTGATCAAATCCTTGCTAATCTTATTGCTTGGGTAACGGGTTATCAGAACCAAGTTAAGGGAACGCACGCACCAACCCATCTCGAATTGGCACCGAAAGCCTATACTGCCGCAAGCACTAAATTCATTACTGCGGCGGGTAGTATGGTTACGCCGATGATGTGGTTCCGTAGTAATTATCCGAATATTACGGTAGAAAGCATTTGGGAACTTACTAACGCTGCATCCAGCGGCACCAAGGATCTTGGTTTGCTATACGAACGAAATGCAGAGAATATTTCCCACATGTATGTTATGCCTTTCTCGCAACTACCGCCGGAAGCGCGTAATCTGGAAATCATTACTGATTGCGTTGCTCGTTCTGGTGGCGTTAACATTTTCTATCCGCTTGCTCTACTTTCTGCTCTTACTACCTAATGCCAAGTAAAAGCAAAGCTCAAGCTAAGTTCATGCGTGCTGCTGCACATAGTAAAAGCTTTGCTAAAAAGGCGGGTATTTCGCAGAAAGTAGCTAAAGAGTGGAGTAGTGCTGACAGTAAACGTGGCACGAAACAATTGCCAAGTAGAAAGGGTAAGTAACATGCCGGAAATTAAGAACATTTCGGAACGACTTATTAACACGCATGACTTTACTATGATTCCTCCTGGCGCTACAGTAATGATTTCTGATGAAGCTGCCGCTCATGCAACGATTACTGAACTTGTTACGGCAGGTGTACTCGAAACTGTGGGTGGGGCCGCAACTGCTGCGAGATCGCAACAGTCTCCGAATACGAACAATACAGCCAATCGTGCGCCAGGAGCAAAGAATGAGTGATAATCTAGCTCCATATACTGTTGAAAACCTAAACTATGAAGTAACGAATATGTCTTCGCGTACTTTTATGTTTGGTGATTTGACACTACTTCCTAAAATTCCGCAAATCATTAATGATGTGCAGAAACACACTATCGAAAATAGTAAATATGGGGAATTCTTTGTTTTTGTACAACAAGAACCGGACCCACCACCCCCATGAGTGAAACTGTCCCTGACTATTGGGATGAAATAGAAGCACTGCTGAAATTATTCTTTCCGCAGTACTTTGATCCAGAAAATCCGGCGTATATACCGCCGGAAATGTTGGATATGTTGTTGCTACTATCTGAGGAAGCGCGACCCTGGTGCTTGCCTACTAATCGCGCTAACCTCGCCCAAGCATTTTTCGTTGCATATCTTATTTCGGTGCAGAAAGAAACTTCTTCTGGCAAACAAGTAATTACTACTGCTGGACCGATTATTTCGGAGAAAGAAGGCGATATTACTATAAATTATGCTACCACTACTAGTGGTGGTGAAGGAAGTAGTAAATCGAAACGACCATCATCTGATCCGTGGGATGCATGGAATAGATTATGGAATATTTGTGCTAGAGGATCGATAACTACAAGGTTTGGTGATCCATGCCGATCGTCATCAGAGACAAAGATTACGGATTCCAACGTATTAACCATGACATTAAGGAACTCCGCACTCGGTCTGTTAAGATAGGTGTAATGGGTAATGATCAAGTAGAAGGCGTTTCTGTAGTAGATTACGCTGCTTATAATGAATTCGGCACTAGTCGAATTCCAGCTAGACCGTTTATGCAGAAAACCGCTGATGATAACAAAGAAACAATGACTAAATTTACCACATTTCTAGTTGGTCGGATGATTGACGGTAAAATAAGTGATACAAGTTTGTTGCATAATCTAGGAATGAAATATCAGTCAATGATCCAGAAGACTATACGTGAGGCTGTTAGTTGGGCGCAACCAAATGCTAATTCTACTATAGCCATGAAGGGTTCTACTTCGCCATTGATTGATACTGGTAGAATGGTGCAATCAGTGCGATATGAAGTAACATGACGACTTCGTTTCGTGCGCCCTTTCAAGTAATCAAGCGGGATATTGGCCAAATAGTTAATGGCAAGTATAGACTAGCTGATGATACTGGTGTAATCATTACAGTTATGGCAACTGTACAAATGATTAGGCCAACTGATCAAAATGCAATAGAAGCTACACCATTTGGTAGGAGAGCAGGTCGTTACATTAAAATCTATACCAGTGATAGACTACGAGCCGCTAACCAAGAGATTTCTCCTGGCAGAGAACGTTACGCCGGAGATTTATTTATCTACGATGGATCACAGTACTTGTTGTTTGGTGAAGCCGATTTCACTATGTTGTCTAGAACAAGAACAACAACTGTTTCACATTGGCGTTATTATGCCTGTGAGACAATAGAGCAAATGGAATTGGATCATGCACCTTAATGATTGACAAACTGTATCAATTGGTTAGTGAAGCGACCAAACGAATTGGACCAACTTGGTCAATCGTCTTCGCTAATCAAAATATGCCAAGACCAGTAAAACCGTATATATCCCTAAATGTAACTAATGTAGATATACCAGACCACGTAATATACATTGGCCCGACAGATGCGTTGTTTAATGAAACGATCTATGGTTGGCGCAAAGCTACTGTAGATCTACAAGTTTATAATGGTATAGAATCCCTAGCTACTGTCAATACTTTGGCGTTAATCATGCAAACAACTAGCATGGTGGAGTTTCAAACTACTATAGATGTTTCTATAGGACAACGACTGTTTATTGGTTATGTTCCAGAAATAATCAATGCATCGCAGTTTGAAGGTAGAGGAATTTACCAATTTGAATTCTTCTATACTGAATCCTATACTGAAAATCTGTATGATATCGCAAAAGTGGAGACGCACGGAGACTATACTGGTAGTCTAACTGACTATCACGATGATTGCACTATTACTGGTCCGAACTGGATCGAACCTACACCACAAGGATAAGTTATGGCCAATATTGATCGTATCGTCAATGTGCAGATTTCGCTACAAACTGCGAGCGTTGCACAGAATACCTTCTCTGATCTACTGCTATATGGCACATTTACGCCAATTAGTGGTGCTAAAGTAGG